GTTGATTATGTAATTACTAGCTTAATGACTGAATTAGATTATAATAATTATCCGTCTGATTGTAGGGATTTTGTTAATCCGTTTAATTGGAATCGTCTAGAAAACGGTAGTAATTATGTATTTGATTGGGAAGGAACTAATAGAGAAAGTGAACAAATTTATAACAAAATTTATTTAGATGGCGAGCTACTTTTAGCAGGTCAAACCATTTTGGTAGCTAATAATGGTAATAGCGGTATACCTGGAGGTTTTTACAGGGTTATAAAAACATTAAAAGAGAGCGCAAACAATCCTAACCTAAAAATTAATGAAACACAATTAGAACCTATTACTACACCTGACTGGTCAGGAGATAATATAATAAATTGTCAAGTGGTTTTATTAAAAGGAACATCTTTACATAATATTACTATTTCTAAGACTGGTAATTCTTATACGTTTGATTATTCTAATGATTTTTGGTGTGATATATTAGGTCCATCTACTAATCTTCTTAATATACATACTGGAACTTCTTTTTATAAATGGGAAATAACTCTATATCAAGGAGAAGGAAAACCAGTTAGCAATAGAAACACGGGAGCTACTTATTTAGATTACTCTGAATTGGACGATAGAAGTTTTGATATGGTTGTGACTTCTGGCACCATACTAGGTTCTACTACAGAGAGAATTCAAATTGCGGATAACAATGGGAAAAATCCTCAACTTCCTGGAATCAACAATGGAACACTTATTTTACAAGGAAAGTATATGGCCTTTGGTAATGATAGTGGCTATTATTCTACCGACCGTGCCTATGTTCAATCTTATGACAATACTTATGGTCATGCTTATCCAATTAGTGGAAGTGTAGCCTCAGGTTTAATATCCTCATCTAGTAAAGTGCGTTTTTATAAGCATTCTTTAAATCCTGAAGATATATACGAGAATGAAATAGTAGATTTTGGAGTAGGGGCACCTATTTACTTTGTTTTATATAACGGTTCTACTACGGTAGATGAAGATACATTTGATGATTTACCAGTAAATAGTAGATTTTATGGTGTTGATAAATATAAGCTAAACCAAGTAACAGGGGGTTCATTAGGTAATAATATCCAAGAAGGACAAAAAATTTTATTCACTAATGTTATTAAAGATGTTCATGATACTACTAATAAAGCTTACATGAATGGAGTTTATACTGTATATTTAAGAAATGGAATTTCTGATACTTTATTTTTAAAAAGAGACTATTCTTTCTATACATGGGGCGCTTATATAGGTAAAATTATCTATGTTAGAACTTTTTATAACGAAGACGGTTCTATTGAATCTACAAATATAGAAAGTTTAGCAGGAGCTAACCCTGATTATAGTCTTTGGAATCCAGATGCTCCGACTTTAGGTTTAGATGCTGCAAAAAGCTATTTATATTTTTCTAAAGAAATACCAACTTTATTATTTGGTAATAAAATTAAAGATATAGATTATGTTGATTTAATGTGGGCTGATAGCGGCGTTGTAACCTCTCTCCATCCTGGCGATATGATAGATGGAGTTGTTGTTAAGACTGGTATGAAAGTAATTATTAAAATTCTAGAAACTAGCCAAACATATGAATGGCGATTATGTGAGATTACCAGTGATGGCTATCGAGTAATTCCAGAATGGTCTACAGTGGGCACGCCTTGTAATGTTTATGTGTCTGAAGGACAAGCAAAAGGTAAAAGAGTATGGAAATTTACTAGTTATAGTTATGATGTAAGTGACACTAGTAAAGAACCTGCTGAGACTTTGGAGTTACATGAAGCGACTTTATTAAAAAATAGCGATGAATATACCTTTATTTCTCCTAGTTTAAATGCTCAAAAAGGAATGAGATTAAAACTTAAGGGGAATAATAATGTTATGTTTAATGGCTCTAGTTCTTTAACACAATGGATACCTATTTTAGAATATAATAATGTTATACATCGTGTAAAACATCCAAAATTAAGTTCGCCTACTGTGCTTGTATCAGAAAATTTAGAAGACAAAAAAACTCCGTGGAAATATGAATTAAGGACGTTCTTTAAAGCTTCAGATTGTAATCCATTCTATTGTTACGAAAATCCTTATATTATTCTATATAAAAATAATTCAGAATACAGTTCTTTAAGTAATCTAGTTTCACAAGAAGAATATTGGGTTCAAGGTGCGGCTGGTGGGCAAGAGCCATTTCATGTTGCAGAAACAGAAGGTGTTGAAACACCTAATTATCTTTTTATTGTTGGTCAATATGAAGATGCTAATGTATCATATGCTAGATTATTAAAATTAGCAGCTAAATATGTTCAAGGTAACGGTTTATCATGGGAATCTTACCGTTGGATTTTAACAGATCCTGAAGGAAATATTTTACAAGACACGGGTAAAAAATATGATAAAGATATGTCTGTTTTATTTTATGGACTTTCTAATGACGATATAGTTAATTACTCTGTATACTATGCTTCTGTTTATATTGAAGATGAGATAGGGAATGTTATAGTTTATACTATTAAATTGGTTATTAAAGCTGGGGAGCCACTAACTTCTAATTTCCCATTTACAGCAGAGTATGCATGTGAAGACCATGCTGTTAAATTAAGTTATGGAGGAAGTTCAAAATTGACAGCTTCGTATCGAGACAGTGGAGAATTATATGACTCGTTATATATGAGTGGCAATCCTAATTTTGATAAAGGTATTCAATATTTTGATGGCTCAGGATTCGTAACAAAAAATACGGGAGGAGTCGATGATAGACCAATAGATTATAGTAAAGGTTCTACTATTCAAGAAACCGACAAAGACACTAATTATTATCCAAACCATATATCTTTGAGCAATAAAGTCGGAGTGCCATATTATACAATTTTTGATAGCGATGAACCTTTTCAAGCAGCTTCTGATAATAGAGCATTACAAATACCTGCTCCAAAAGATACAACTATAGACAATGGGGAACTTTATTTTGAAACAGAATTTTCTCTAAATGATAATCACTGCGGTCAAGTTTTAGAATGGATTATAGAGGGGGCAAGAGGAAGACCTATTATAGAACCTTTAAGCTATCGTTCAGACGGGGAAATATCCTCTTTAAAGGGATATCTTAGATTTCAATTATTAGACGTGGATAATTTTGAGGATACCAATGTCTTAGATGATAATAGAAATCGTTTAAAAATTGTGGTTACTGCGTATCCAGATAAAGACAGTGATGTAAGTCACTCTGAATCATTTATAATTCCGTCTATATCTTTATTTAATATACCTTCGAACCACTATTATTATATTCAAAAAGGAACCGATGCACAGCTTGCGGATGAGAACTCAGAATTCTTACACTATGATTTAACCAACGAATTATATATAAAAAGAGAAAAAAATACCGATAACTTTTTTACTAGCGGCAACAATGATTTTGGAAATCTTTGCTTATTAACAGCGCAGTCTAGAGGAGCGTCTAGTTACTCTAAAGGTGTTACCTACTGGGTAGAAAACAGACCATTTTTGATTTCTAATACAGAGGCCTCACTTGACCCTCAGTATGAATATGATAAATTTCTATCTAATACACCACAAAATTGTATAGGCCAATTCGTAAAAGGGGATAGAACTTTAAATACAGATGAAACTAGTAAATTATTAAAATGGCCAAGTTCTGACGATAATTATAATGAAACTAATTATTACTGGGACGATAGTTTTATAGTTGATAACAGTAATAGGCTACCGTCTATATGGGATAATGTTACGGCGTCAACTACTGGTGTTACTAAAGTTTCTACTGTGGCTAGACATCCTGGTATGAGTAAAAATAACTGGCATATCATTTGTAGAATTATGAATGTACAATCAATATACGATGGTTTAATGCAAGGAACCTTGGATATTAGAGAAAATGAAGGTAGCATAGAATTTAAAGTAAATAACCTAATTTTAGGTACAATTTCTATACAACAAAATAATTAAGGAGGTGGATAAAAATGGCTAAAGCACGAAATTTTGCTTTTAAATTTGGTGGCGAAGGGAAAATTGATGTTTATCATGATGGTAGAGTAAATGTAAAATATTTTAATGTTTTTGGTAAATATAACCCAGACGAGTATTTTAGCTCTGAAGATGGACAAGGATGGACTGGGGGCAAAGTCCAAAACTATGATGAAATTTTTAACAAATATTTGAAAGATGACAGTATTTTTTATTTTTATCCACTTATCAGTAATTACACATCAGATACTCAATATGGAACCTTAGCTTATAATGGTGTGGCTCCTATTAATCAAACATTATTACAATATTATTCTATTTATCGTAGAGAGTATGAAGTATATATAGTTCCTGGTGCTAAAAAATATGGATATTTAATTGGAGATAATTTTTACGAAGACCCTTATCGTGACAAGTTAATTCCTAAAATGAAAGATGTTTATTATGTTGATATAGATACTGGATTGTATTATTTGTATAATAGTGATACCGATTCTTACACAATAACAGAAAGTTCTCGTGTTTATAAAGGAGAGTGGGAGCCAGTTGCTGTAAGTACTAATTTAGCATCTTTATATGATTATAATGTGGTAAATAATAAAACTTATCAGTATATTATTTACCCAAATGACGAAGAGTTTAATTTAAATGATAATTCTTTACAGGTGTCTACACAAAAATTTGCTAATAGTGAAGCGCCTTATAAAGTATGGCAACCTGACAGGGAATTATCAGGGCAAGGTAAATTGATCCCAGGTTCTATTTCTACTTCTAGTACATTAGGAGCCCCTGTTACCGTTAATTGGAACGAATGGAGCATTTGTGAGCTAATTCCTGAACCTGTTTCACAAAATATACCTTTGATTAAAAAAGCGTATACTGTTAATCAAGACCAAATATGGAGGTTTAGATTTTCTTTAAAAACGGGGGAACAAAAACAAAATATAGGACGAAGTGACTTCCAAACCTTAGGACAATTTCCTAAAATGGGTTATGGGAATCAAAATTATGCGTCTGGAGATGTATCCGCTTTATTAGGTAGTGAGATAGTATTGGGAACAAAAGATAGATATATAGAAAGAACTAAAGCTAGTAGACTATCTCCTTTATCAACTAATGAAAAAGCAGAAATGCTTGCACAATGGAAGAAATTTGTTTCATCTAATAATCCAAAATTATTAAAAGATATAAAAGGACAATCATGGATAGTTCAAATAGTATCTTCAGGAAATACCACAGAAAATTTCTTTAATGGAAATCCCGATACAATTAATTTTCAATGGAAACAGATCGAGGATACGAAAAATGTAATTATATATTCAGAATTAGGAGATTTACCACAAGAGAATAAAAAGATTGGAACATTACCATATGAGCCTTTATTTGGTAAAAAATAAAAAGGAAGTGTTTTTATATGGCGGAAAAAATAAAATATAATTTTTTAGCTAGTGGTGAAGTAGCTCCTTATATAATAGACGGAGATTTCTATATCGGTGTAGATACCGATATAGAAACCCTTGAAAGAAACATAAATTTAAATTATGTTACCCCTCGATTTAGAATATATGTTCTTTATCCAGATGAAACAATAAATTACGAAATACCGATTGATTACATTAAAGTCGGTGGAAGTTATAATGAAAACTATCAAAGCGGGCAAAGAAGAACACTTAATTTTACTATATATAATAATGATCAAGAATTTACTCCGAATATTAACACTTTATGGGCTGGCACTAGGTTAAGATTAGATATTGGTGTTAGTTTTAATAGAGATACAGTGTGGTTTATAAAAGGATATTTTGTTATTACTAAAGCTTCACCATCTTTAACGTCTAATGGAAAAGAGGTTGTGGTTAATGCCAGTGATAAATTTTCTTTATTTGAAGGAGCTTTAGGAAGACTTGAAGATACCTATGAAATTCCTGAAGGAACTGATATTCAAGAGGTTATTCAAAATATACAACTATTAGAATTAGGAGACGGGACAGTTCGTGACCCAAAACCTATTTTTTATCATGAGAGTTTCAAAGGAAAGAAAACACAAGTGGCTATAACAAAAAATGCTGGAGAAACTTTTGCAGACTTAATCAAAGATTTGGCTATGCAATTGTCAGCTGAGTATTTTTATAGCGCTAGCGGAAATTTAACTTTCATACCTACGGGAGAAGTCACAGATGATAAAGATAAACCAGTTATTTATTCTTTTGATGCAGATAAAGGTGAAATAGCGCAGTTAAATTTTGATTATGATTATAATTCAATTATTAATAGAGTAATAGTTGTCGGTAGCTCAAAAAACGGGAATGTCTATAAAGCAATAGCTGTGAATAATGATGAAAGGTCTCCTTTGTGTTACCAACGTATCGGTTACAGAACTGATAGTATTATTAATGATAGTAATATTTTTTCAGATATTCTTGCACAAGAAAGAGCTGAATATGAGTTAAGACAAAAATTAATTTTAAAAACAACTACTACATCTCCTATTTTATTTAACCCATTTTTGTCTGTTAATAATTTAATTACGGTAGATAGTAGTTTTTATAATTTAAATCATGAAAAATTTTTATTACAAAGTATTTCTTTTGGCTTAGATTTTAGTGGTCAAATGAATATTACTTTTTCCAATATAAATAATTTATTAACAAACATAGAAGTTTATAATGCTTATAAATAAAGGAGATGATAGATATGTCAGAAGAAAATCAAGGTTTTATACTTCAAGGTTTAAGTAGCGATTTGATGAGAAAATCAATGGAGACAAAGCATTTATTACAAAAAAAAGGCAGTCTATATATTGGAACAGGTAGGTCTGATTCTGATGGGCTAATGATTACAGCTAGTTTAGACCTACCTATGACTTTTAAGGAGGGTCAAAAATTTATTTTTGCCACTAACAGCAATGTAGATTTGGGAGTTGAATATCGTTCTACAATAACCCCCGACTTCTTTCCAAACGATGACAATCTAGTATATAATGTTACTGTCGCTACTGTGCCTTCTACTTCAGGGGCTCCATATGAGAGTGCTCCTAAAGCTAAATATGCTATTAGTGCTGCAAGCGCGCGACCAAGCTCGTTTTCTATAAATAGTCGTTTAAAAAGACTAGGAAGTTAAAAAGGAGGTAGTCTATGATAATAGATGATAATGGAAAGATAATATCAAACTTAAGGTCTGATATTATGCGATACAGTATTGAAAATAAAAATTTATTACGGTCACTAGGGAGTTTATATATTGGTACGGGCACACAGAAACAGATTCAGACGTTAGAAGGGGTTGTTAAGATTCCTAAAACTACTTCTTTATCTTTGGGAAATGAGAATAATTTTTTAATAGCTATTCCTTCAACAGGAGAATTACAGTACCAAAAATTGTCTGCTGATATGTTAGATAACACTATGGTATATAATATTACTTGTAAAAATGCTTTATACACTGATTATGTTGAAGAGGCCACAGAAGCTGAATATGCAACATTAGGTCAAGCTTCTGGTACAATAGAAAACAGGTTGATAGACGCTGAATCTGATAAATATGGTCAATGTATTATTACTTATCCAACCTCTCATTCCTCTATTTATAAAGAGGGACATGTCGTACAAAATCAACTTTTAAAAAAAGGGGGAGGGGTAACAATGAAATTGTCTATCTACGATTGTTGTCTTAGTCAAGATACTAATGGTAGGTATGACTACATAGATATTCAACTTCCTCAAAAATTCCGACCTTCACAGGATAATAATATTATAGTTAGTCTTTCTACATATATTAATTACGAATCAACATATAGACCACCATGGTCAGGCACGACATATACTATTACAGGAGAAAGTGCTAGATTTATGGTTAGTTGTGATAAGATTATTGGTAGTGGTGGCTTTTTACGTATTAGTTTTGAAAATTTAAAAAATTCAGTACAAGGAGATACTTTTAGGGTTCATAAATGTACTGCTATCGAAATTAATGCTGGTTGGAATATATATAACGAATAAGAGGAATAAAAGGTGGTGATAAAAAATGAGTAGTTTAATCGGTCCAGATGGAGAAATTATTAATGGTCTTAGAGCTGACTTGATGAGAACTTGTATGGAAAATAAAAATTTATTAACAAAAAAAGGTAGTTTATATATGGGTACTGGGGAAAATAGCCGTCTTGTTATAGACAATATCATTTACGATATTCCTGTGACAAAAGAATTAGAGGTTGGGCCTGATAATTCTGTTTTAGTAGTAAAAGAAGATGAAGATACCCACAGAAATACGTTGGCTTATAGTAAAATTTATCCAGAGATGATAGAAGAAAATCAAGAGTGGAATATAAATTGTACGAAAGCTAAGAATATTATAGGGAGTGCTGATACTGCCAGATATGCTGAGTATGCTAGTGCAGACCATTCTAAGGGCACTATAGACCAAAGATTAAATATAATGGAAGCAACCATATCTAGTACAAACATTACTGTCACACCCTATATAGAAAGTACAGATGGGTCTGGAGGGACTGTCACGAAAAAAAATATAACAAAAAAATTTAAGACGGTTACTATGGACCTAGAAATAAAAAACCTTTCTTTGCATGAGACAGAATATGAGGGAGTAGTAGATAAATTGGTTATTTCTATTCCATCAGCTTTTCGTCCTAAAGGGTGCACTGTAATTTTTGCCACTATATCGGGAGAAATTTATTGTTCTAACAGTATTCCTGGAGCTGCTTCGGATTATATATATGCAGCTGATAATATTCCGTTTACCGTTCCAATAAAATTAGATTATGAAAATCCGATAACATTATATCCAAGATATATAGTAGACAACAGAACAAAAGTAGAAGACCATCTTCATTCAGTAAATAAAGAAGAGGCATATGTAATAGCACAAGCTACATTAAGAATTCACACTTCATGGAACATAGAAGAGCCAAGTGTTGATATTTGTCTTGCAGAACGTAACAGTGCAGGAAAACATGTAGTTTGGATTCGTTTAGGACAAGTGGACTTAAATGAATTTTACACCGTGAGGGGATATTTTGCTAGAGAGAGCTCACCTTCTCAGTGGTCCACCTATGTTACGTCTACGTTGTTTGATCAGATACCGAATCATTCAGAGTTTGCGTCAGGGAAGCATATAAAGTATGCAAGTTTTATTTTCTCTGAGACAAGCGATCTCTTCCCATGTTTTTGTAAAGCTGAAATAGAATATAATCATTCAGTCACTCAAAGACCTTCTACATTTACACAAGAAGTTTACATAGAAAATTAATACAGAGGGGGTGCTATAAATGTCAGAATCAACAAATCAAGTATATACAAGTAACTATAAAGGAAGTCAAATTGACAGTGCTTATGAAAAAGTTTCTCAAATAACTTCTTATGAACAAAATGAAATAGTTACAATTGATGGGAATGGTAATTTAATTTCTTCTGGAATTAGAGTTGATAGAATACCAACGCGTCCAGAAGGAAGTGGGAACACGGGTGATTTTATTGTGTATGACGCACGAAGTAAAGACACAAGGGTAGCTAGTGGTTTAAATGAAAATAGCTTCATGAAGGCTATGCAGAGTGGAATTACTGGAAACATCCCTATGATTCAACAGGTTGGGACAGGAAGAATATTAGTAGATACTCAATTTTCGATGAGTGAATTACTAAGTAAAATTGGAGCTTTAGAAGCAAGAATTCCAGTTCTAGAAGCAAGAATTCCAGCTCTAGAAGCAAGAATTCAAAATTTAGAAGAGTTTATCGACAAAGGCGTGTGCTATATAGCAGGGGCAGAAACGCCTGCACAAGAAGATTAATCATTTAATTATTTAGGTAGGAATTATCCTACCTTTTTTATTTAGTTTACAATTTGGTTTACGATTATGTGTTAACTTGGTTTACGACTAGGTTTACAAAATTTTTTTCTTTTTATTCTTGACATAACTAAATATTAAATATATAATATATACGAACGCAAAAACAACCGATGTTAGGTTGAAAATAAAAAAATCAACCGAAATTCGGTTGAAACTTCGTTTTTAAAAAAAATGAAAATTTTCTATTGACATTTTTTTATTAATCATTTATACTATATGCGAAGAACGAAGAAGCCACTAAATCAGCGTTCTTAAAAATATTTTACGAAGAAAAAGGAGATTACGAAAAATTATGGTAGAAAAAACAGAAAAAAAGACAAGACAAAATTCAGTTCATGTGGTAGGTTATTTAAAAGAAAACACTTTAGAAGTGGTAAAGACAGAAAAAGGCGAAGCTATTCGCGGTTCTGTGGTAATAGCTACTAGCGACGTTAGTAGTCACAAAATTCAATTCTTTACTTATGCAAAGACAAAAAATGGTGATGATTCCGCAGATTTTGAAGCTTTATCAGAATTATTACCAGATAAGACAACTTCTATTGCTAGTTTCTTAAAGAACAACCCAGGTTCAACTTTTGAAATTGCTTCAAACGCTTCATCAAAAGTATGGGTTATGGCTCGTTTTGAAGAATTCGCTTCAAAAGTTGGTGAGAGAACTAAAACTATGGTATTATTAAAAGGTTTTAAGGCAGGATTTAAAACAGCAACAGATGCTTCACCTTTTGTTCCAAGAGCAGAGTTTGTTACAGATATTTTTATTAAGAGTATTAAACCAGAAATGATTAATGAAACAGAAGATAATCCTGGTGAAGCTACAGGTAGATATTTAATTGAAGGTTTAATGCCTATGTATGATGAATCTGTTCAATTAGTTGATTTCATTGCTCCATGTGAGGGGGGAGTTGCACAATACATGTCAGCTAACTTCGCTAAGGGAGACACTGTAACTATCAAGGGTGAAGTTATCAGTATGGTCAATAGAATTTTAAAGGGCGGTGCTGAAGACGAAAACGAATTCTTTGGAGAAGCTCCAGAACCTCAATATGAGACAGTATTTGTCAGAGAAAGAATCATTAAAGGTCTTTCTAAGAAACCTATTAAACAAGGCGAAGAAAATTGTATTTCTTTAGACTCTGTTAAAGCAGGAATGGCTAAGAGAGAAACTAAAATGATTGAAAATGGTAAGAGAGCTAAAGCTAATGAACAAAAGCAAGCAGAAACTATAAAGCAAGCACAACCACCTAAATCTGATCAAACTACAGCAGACGATATTGATTTTTAGGAACATTTCAATATGAAAAAAACTGATGAAAAAGATATAATGTCAGTTGAACGGCCAGCGCAAGTAGTGCTGGCTAATCAACTAGACGGAGTTCAAATTACTCCTGAAATCATTAAAAGCGAAGAGTTTGTTAAAAGTTATTCAAGCCTTTTATCTTTAATTGATTATTTAGGTGCAATAAAAAAGGCTGTTAATTCAGAGATTAAAGATATTCTTCAAGCAGAATATATTGAGTCAGGTGAAAATTCTGTTAGCGCTCCAGACTATACTTTTACTTATTGTTCGCCTTCAACCAAAATAGAATTTGATACTAAAAAATTTCAAGCTGAACATCCAGATTTATATAAAAAGTATATTAAAGTTACTAATGTCTCAGATTCACTTAGAGTGACAAAAGCAAAAAAAGCTGACGAAAAAAATGACCCTAATATTATTAATCTTGATGATGTAGATTAAGGGGGAATAAATATGGAAACATTAGATATGGAAGTTTTTGTATTACCTAATGGTCAAAAAGTAGAGTTCTATCCTGAAGAACATAGATATTTTGTTAATGGGCAAGAAGTTTCTAGTATTACAAAATTAATTCAAAAAGTCTATGGAGACCCTTATCAAATGGTGAATCCTACTATTCTTGAAGATTCTGCAAAATATGGAACTAAAGTACACAAAGAGATTCAAGACTTAATAGAAATGAGAAATCTTGGAATTGATATAGAAGATTTTATTAAAGAAAAAACACAGGAAACTAGAAACTATTTTGATTTAGTTGAACCTGCTTATCATATTACCCCTTTATTTACAGAAAAGGTGGTAGTTCTATACAATGACGAGGGTGTACCCGTAGCAGCCGGAAGGTTTGATCTAGCATGTAGAATAGGTAAAAAACAGGAATTATCAATATGTGATTTTAAAACAACCACTACCTTACATGTAAAAGAGGTCTCAGCTCAACTTAATTTATATAAAAAAGCAGCCGAGCAGTCTGGATATTTTAAACCAGGAGAGATTACTCATTTAGGAGCAATTCATTTAAGTGGAGAGCAATGTAAAGAAAAACCTATCCAAATATTCGGAGAATCGTTTTTAAAGAAGTTTTATTAGAAGATTGATAAAATATCTATTCTTAGATTAAAAATTGATTATAGGGCAAATTTGACACGTTATAATATATAAGGTAGGGTAATATCCTACCTTATTTTATCAAAATATTAAAATAATAAATAAAAAAATAATTTTATTAATTTATAGTTGACTTATTTATATTTTTCTTTTATAATATAGTCGTGGAAAACAAAAGGAGGTTAGAGATATGATAGAAAAAGATAATATTGTTTTTCCTTTACTTACTTCTGAAGATATTGAAGTTAAAGTAAAACAAATTACTAAAAGTGGTGCTTTATTACTGCTTTATAAGACAGCTAGAACTGACGCTAAGATTTTAGACGATGTTTTTGGGCCATTAAACTGGACTTGTGACATTAAGGAAGTAAAAGGTAACTTATATTGCGGTATTGGTATCAGAGAAAATACTAGCAAAGATTTCGTTTGGAAATGGGACTGTGGTATTGAATCAGGTCAAAACGACGGTCAAGAAGTTAAAGCAGAGTCTTCTGATGCATTCAAAAGAGCTGCAAGCCGTTTAGGTATTGGTCGTGAACTTTATACTTCTCCTCAAATTTGGGGTGAGATTGCAACTGTTCAAAAAGGAGATAAGTGGTTCCTAGAAGACCCTTATGCAAAATATGTAGTTACAAAAATTAAGTTTAATGAAGAAACTCGTGTTATGACAGAATTAGAAATTCGAAATGTTAAAACTGGAGTTGTTGTTTTTGAATGGTCTTTAAATACAACAGGAGCTATGGGCATGAAGATGGTTAAGACTGTTGGAGAAAAAGAAGAAGAAAAGACTACTACAAAGAAAACTAAGACTGAAAAAGAAACTACAACTGAAAAGGCTGTAGACTCTCAAGAAAAACCAGACTTAAAGAGTTTAGTTCGTGAAATAGGAAACATGGTTAAGAACCTTATAGAAAAAGAAGGTTCTGCTGATTCTTATAAACAAATAGTTAAAGAAGTAATGGGTAACACTTCATTTAAGTGTAACACAGCTACTGAAGACCAATATGATCAAGTTTTAGAAATTAGAAATAAGATGGTGGCTCACGGTTATGGCGTCTAGTAGTGGTGGAAAATGCTGTAAATGTGGTAAAATTTTAAAAAATGGTTTAAAATATATATCAAATGGCAAACACTACTGCTATGACTGTTATCAACTATTAGCAGTTAAAATAGAGCAAGAACAAGAAAAGAAAACTAAAGTTTATAATTATATTAAAGAACTTTATAAAATACAATCTCTACCAGAGTTTGTACTAGAGGGAATCAATCGTCTTCTTAAAGAAGGATATAAGGAAGACGATATTCTCTACACTATATATTATATTTATAAAATTAAAGCAATTGATTTAGATTTAGAGTTTCTAATTTTTAATATTAAAAAATACACGAAAGAAGCAGACGAATATCATTGTCTACAATTAAAGATAGCAGCAGCTAATGAAAAAGCTGTAATTGAAACTGCTCCTGTAGTAGTTAAAATAAAAAAATCAGATTTAGAACAACAATCTAAACCTAAGTTTAAATATAATATTGAAGATTTATGATTTCATTGGGGGTGATGAGGATTGAAAACAGACGAGACTAAACCAGTTTCATCAAATAAATTAGCAGTAATTCATGTATTAGCTGCTTTAATTAATAATCCTCTATTGTTTACTGACAATAACTATAATTTTTCCATAGAAGATTTTCCAGAGCAATTTCATCGCATCCTCTTTGGAGCCATAGAGCATCTGGCTAAGAATGGTATGGAAACCATTGGATATATTGATATTGACCAATTTTTAAAACAATACACAGTTCAGTATCAAGTATTCGTGACAAATAAAGGTGTGGAATATATACAAAATATTTTATCTATATATGACCCTAAAAAATTTGACTATTATTACCACACTTTAAAGAAATACAGTCTTATTAATAATTTAAATGCAGTTGGAGTAGATACTACAGATATTTATGACCCAAATATCATTGACCCAACTGAGAGTGCTAAAATGCACGCTAGATTTGATAATTTAAGTGTTGATGATATTTTATTATCAGAAGAAACAAAATTAATTTTAATTAAAGAAAAGTTTGGTAGTAATGTCGATAGAGTAGAAAATCATGCTGGAGATGGCTTAAGAGCTTTAAAAGAAAAGTTCAAAGAAACTCCTGATATGGGTTTACCTTTAATGTCTTCAAAATTAACTACTATTTATAGAGGGCAACGTCGTGGTTGTCTATTTATGGAATCTGGAGCCAGTGGTACAGGTAAATCTCGTGTTGCTAACGGCGAAGCTTGTCATTTAGCTATTCCTGAATATTATAATATTGTCCAAAAGAAGTGGGTTAGAACTAATTTATCTGAATCTGTACTAGTAATTTCTACAGAGTTAGAAGAGTCTGAGTGCCAACAAATGTGGATGGCTTATGTAGCAGGAGTAAATGAAGGGCATATTAAAGATGGACGATACTTACCAGGGGAAGAAGAAAGAGTTGATCGTGCTATTGATCTTATTGAACAATCTGACCTTTATTTTGTAAGTATCACTAACTATGATATCGACGATATAACTAATATTATTAAAAAATATAAGCAATTACATAATGTTAATTACGTATATTTTGATTACTTGGGTGAAACTTTAAAGATTACCTCTGGAGCAGCTAGACAGGCTAAAGTTCAGGGTTTAAGAACTGACCAAATCCTATTAATGTTTGCATCCGCATTAAAAGACGTAGCTAAAACATTAGGAATTTATATCTGGACAGCCTCACAATTATCTGGAGATTATAAGAACGCTAAAGAACTTGATGCTGGATATTTACGTTCTGCAAAAAGTATAGCAGATAAAGTCGACGTCGGCGGTATTTTAATGCCAGTTAGAGAGCAAGACCAAAATGCTATTGCAGCATATTGCGGTAAAGGGTTTGAATTAGCTCCTAATTTTGTAATGACTGTGTATAAAGTCAGAGCAGGAAGTTTCCAAAATATTAAAGTTTATTTATATTTTGATAGAGGCACTTGTCAAATGCATGATACATTTGTAACTGATGCGAACGGAGAGATTTTAACAGTCCAAGATACTAATATTGAAATAATGTTAGACCAAACAAAAGAAGAAAATTTTGAAAAAGCTTATACAGGTAAAACAACAGAAGAACTAGCACCTGAATTTGGTTTTGACTTTTAAGGGGGTGTAGTTAATGTTAGATAGTAATAAAGTAAAAGAAAGACTAACTGAAGAAGATATAATTAAATTGTGTTGTTATTTACAAAACAGCACTGAATTTCTTCGAGATAACTACGGTAACCCTATATTCAGTACCGTTCTAGATCACCCCGACTCTTCTGGTTCATTAAAAGAATATTATTATCCATCAACTAAATTATTTAGATGTTATACTCGAGGAGAATCCTATGACGTTTTCGAAATGGTTCGTAGGGCCAAAGGGTTTGATACTTTTAAAGAAGCTTACGATTACGTTGTTAAATTCTTTAATTTAGAAGATTTTTCTTTAGATATAGAGGAAGAGACAGAGTTGACAGAAGATTGGGATATTTTCCAAAAAGTCAAAGATTATTCAAAGGAAGTTTCAACTGAACCTGAGACTCTTACTCCTATTCAAGAAAATCTTATGGAATATTTTTATCCTCTAGCTGCTCCTAAAGAGTGGTTAAGAGAGGGTATCTCTGCAAAAGTAATGAGATATTTTAATATTAGAGTAGATTCTGCTTTACATAAAATTGTTATTCCACATAGAGATGTAAATGGAAATCTTGTGGGAATAAGGGGTAGAACCTATGACCCTGAAGAGCTTGATAAGGGTAGAAAATATATGCCTGTCTTTATTGAAGGAGAGATATATAATCACCCTTTAGGAAAGAATCTCTTTGGTTTATATGAGAATAAAGAGACAATTCAAAAAATTGGTAAAGTGTGCATTTTTGAAGCTGAGAAATCAGTTTTACAAATGTCAACTATGTATGGAATAGATAATAACTGGAGTGTAGCTGTATGTGGTTCAAGTATTTCACAAACACAAATGATGTTGATATTATCACTTGGGGTAAGTGAAGTTGTCTTAGCGTTTGACGCTGATCAACAAGGTGGTAAAGGTGAACCTGATACTATAGAATATGAACAAAAATTATTACGAATAGTATCCCCCTTACTTCCATATGTTAATGTTTCTGTGATATTTGATTATAATCATCTACTACCTGAAAGAAAAATGTCGCCATCAGATGCTGGAAAAGAAATTTTTGAAAAACTTTATCATAGTAGAATAAAATTATATTCTTTCTCTAATAACAGTGTAAAGAATAAAAGGAGATAATATGAGTGAAAATAAAACAATAAAGAAACCTAAGGCTAAAAAGATATCTTATTCAAAAGCGAACACTTATGATTCATGTGGATGGAAATATTATCTAACCTATGAAGAAAACCACTTTGTTTTTGAGGATTCAATAGCCAGTGAACTTGGAACTACACTACATTTTTGTGAAGAAACGATGTTCAATATGTTAAAAGAAACAGGTTCCGTAGACTATGAAAAAATTAAAGATATTTTCCAAAATGTTAATATTCCTAAAAAAGATAAATACGACGTTAATGGCGGTATCTTTGGTATTAATATTTTAAAGGAAAAATACAAAACAGATTTCTATCAAACAGATAATTTAGGACGTTCTTATTATTCAAAGACTTTAGATTACTTAACTTCTGGTATGTATAGACTAGAAGATTATTTAAAAGCTAATCCTGATATCACATTGTTTGATGTGGAAAAACATTTCTCTTTTGAATACAAGGGATATATTTTAAGTGGTTATATAGATAGAATCTTTTATGATAAAAAGAATGATAAATATATCATTGAAGATATTAAAACAAAAGATAAGCTATTTAAAGACGATGAATTAACTACCCCTCTACAGTTCGTAATATATTGCATGGGATTAAACACATGTCTAGATATTCCTTATGAAAAAATGGAGTGTTATTATAATTTACCGTTTGTGAATGCTACTCAAAAAGCTGGCACTAAAGGCTTTATTAAAAGAGGCTTTACAAAGTTAGATAAGATTATAGAAAACATAGAAAATAAAAATTGGGAGCCTTCTCCTTCCCCTTTATGTTATTGGTGTCAATATTCTATGCTAAATCCTAACCAACCAGAAGACGCTAAGAATTTATGTCCTTATTTTAGTTTATGGACTCCAGACGATAAGAATCATGCTGTTGAAAACAAATGGGAAGGAATGGATAATCATGAAAAGATAATGAATAAATTCTTAGAAAAGCATGGTCAAATAGAAATTAAAAAAATAGTCGATGAATTTGATTTTGATTTTTAGGAGGTGTTGGAATGAAATATATACATAGAGATGTAGCAGTTTTTAAGTTTAATTTAAAAGATTTGGAGGACTGGAGAGATAGCTCTTCAGACTCTCTCCCTATTAAAAGTTTTATATCTTTTTATGAAGCTTGTGGTATTACAAATAAAATACAAGAAATTAAAGAATCAGAAAATAAAAATGATATAATTCCTTTTGATAATTTATTATGTAATTCCTTTACTCTTTCAGCTATTAAAAATTTTATTGAAAGACAATGGAAGATATATTCTCTTGATATAGATAGTAATAATCATGTATTCTGGAAAAATGATCAATACGTGCACCAAAAACACTATGCAAAAAAATTATCTGCTAGAATTAAATCTTGTTTAACTTTAGATTTTATGCATTATTGTCCAGGAACAGACGATGATTTAGAGGATTATGAAATAGTATTAAGACTTTTTGATAAAGTAGATACTGATGAAGAAACATCGGAGGGGATAAACGATGAGAACGAACCTATTTCGAACCTTGTCATGTAAAATTAAAAATTATTTCTTATGTTTAAGATATCCTTTCTTAAAGAGTAGAAATTTTTGGTCAGGAAAATTTTTAGGATATAATTACACTAGATATGAAGACATTCCATTGGGCTGGAGAAAAGCTTTTGGTAAACAGTTTTTAAAAGAATTAAAGCAATGTCTAAAGAAAAATAAAGAATTAAAGACATTTAGATTCTTAGAAATTAAAGAGAAGTATGGTACTCTACGTTTGTCATGTGCTTGTGCTTCTCGTGAAACATATGAAGTATTACATAAGTATGAAGCTTTATCAGAACAATATTGTATAAACTGTGGTGAGAAAGCTAAGTATGTTACAGATGGCTGGATTGAGTTTCTTTGTGAGAAGTGTTTTAAAAGGGACATGCTCCGTATGAATCAATGGAGAGAACTATCTCCAGAAGAAGAAAGTAAATACTTAGAAGAACATTTAATTAAAAATTAGGGAAATTACTTTTTTTCCTAAAATCATTTTGAAAACCGTTACACCCTTGGTCGGGGTGTAACTTTTTTAATTTTAACTATTGACTTTATTTTTTATCATGCTATAATAATAGTGAACATAAAAAGTAGATTTTATTTAGAAAGGAATTTAAAATATGACTGAAGAAGAAATTATGCAAAAACTTTTAGAAAAGGAAAATTATGATGATAATGAATCTTTATCATTCTTACGTGATAGGGGATTAGTTGATTATCATGAATATACAGCTTATACCTATGAAACTCGTTATGGGGATTATATTGGTAATAGCGAAGTTAATGATAGCAACGAATTAGTTGAACAAATAATTGCGGATCAAGATTTTGACGAATTCATGGAAGAGTTTATTGATTACTATGTTGATGAAGATTTACAGGAACAATTTTCAGATGAAGGTTTAACTAATAAAGAAATAGCAATGAGACTATTAAATAAATAAAACCTTAATTTTATGTGAAAAGGGTCTTGACTTTAAGACCTTTTTCCTTTATAATAGAGATGGTAAATGAAAGGTGGTATTTGTATGAACAGAAAAGACTACGAATTACTTATAAAAAATTTAGACAAAGTTATTTCAGAGTGTCAAGATATCGACGCTAAATTTAGTAGTTCTGAAGCTGTATTAAAATGGACGATTAAAGAATATCAAAACAATTGTAATAAAGCTCGTGAACTACAATCAAAGACTGATATTATTCTTAAAACTGATTGTTATCATATTATTGGAATGGGTAATTTAAGTGTTTCTCAGAGTACAAGATTTATTAAAAAGATTAAGACACTGGGGGAATTGAGAAGCAAAATTAAAGTTTTAGCTAGCGTTCAAGATGTTATGGTTCCAAACATTCCAAAGTCGTCTGAATACAAGTGCTCATTATTAAATGATAAGAAATTAGTAAGAAAGAAATAGGTGATAATATGAGTTATTTTAGTTGCCATAATCATACTTATGCATCAAATATAAGATTTTTAGATAGTATTAATCGTCCAGAAGAAATGATTAATAAAGCTATTAGCTTGGGTTTTAGTGGAATAGCGTTTACTGATCATGAGTCTTTATCTGCAGCGATATCAATTATTAAAATTAGAGACAAAATCAAGGAAAAGAATCCAGATTTTAAAATTATTTTTGGAAATGAGATTTATCTTATCGATGAATCAGAAGTTAAAAATACAAAAAAATATTATCATTTTATTCTATTAGCTAAAGATTTAGTAGGTTGGCAACAGCTAAAGGAATTATCTAGTTTCGCATGGGAGAATTCTTATGTAGAAAGAGGTCAAGTTCGTGTTCCTACCACTTATCAAAAAATAGAAGAAGTAATTAAAAATAATCCAGGACATATTTACGCTTCGACCGCTTGTATAGGTGGATATTTACCTACAATGATATTAGAACACAATGTGTCTGAAGCTAATAAATTTATTCGTTGGTGTGTTGACGTGTTTGGTAAGGATAACTTTTCACTAGAATTACAACCGTCAGATAATGAGGAACAAATTAAAGTTAATAAAGCATTAGTTAAGTTAGCTAAGGCTTATCAAATTCCTTTTATTGTAACAACTGACAGCCATTATCTAGAAAAAGAAGATTTTAAGATTCATTCAGCTTTTTTAAATAGTAAACAAACTTCCGATAGAGAAACCGATAAGTTCTATAGATTTACTTACATGATGACTGAAGAAGAAATGATTAAGTATTTAACATTAGATGGGGCTGGTATTTCAGAAGAAGACGCAAAGCAGGCTATCTTAAATACTCAGCAAGTTGGTGACCCTATAGAAGAGTTTGATTTTAGACATGGAACAATCGTTCCTAGAGTAAAAGTGCCTGAATTTACTTTAAATAAGTGTCTATATCACAAAGGTTATCCTATTACTGATAAATTCTACGACAGTAAGGATGAACAAGACTTATATTTAATGTATCAAATTGAACAAGGTCTTATTAATAAACATATAGAACTAGATAAAGTTAAACAGGATAGAATAGAATATGAATTAGATATTCTTGATTATATTAGCACAAAACTAAATCAACCTTTAAGTGCCTACTTAAACTTAACAGTTAATATTGTAGATTTAGCATGGCAAGTTAGTTTAGTAGGAGTCGGACGTGGTTCTGCATGTGGATTCTTTGTAAATTATTTAATTGGTATTACGCAAGCTAACCCATTAGAGTATGACCTTCCGGCCTGGAGATTTTTAAATAAGGAAAGAGCTGAGCTCCCAGATGTGGACGAAGATTTCCAGCCAGAAAAGAATGATGACATAGTTCAGATTTTAAGAGATAATTATGGTGAGGATAATGTACTAAATTGTGCTACATTTAAAACTGAGTCTTTAAAATCAGCCATATTAACTTGTGCTAGAGGTTTAGGCTATAATAATGATGATGCACAGGCTCTAGCTGCTTTAGTTCCAGCTCATAGAGGTAAAACTTATTCTTTAAAAGATTGTCTTGAGGGGAATGAAGACGAAGGACTTCCTCCAGTAGAGAATTTTAAAGAAAAATTAGATGTTTATCCTGGACTATTTGAGGCGGTTAAAAAGATTGAGGGGTTACCTACAAATGCTAGTATTCATGCCAGTGCTTTATATGTATTTAATAACGGTTACTTGGCTCAAAATAGTTTAATGAGAGCTCCCAATAAAACTAAAATAACTGCTTTTAACATGCACGATAGCGATGATCAGGGTGCATTAAAAATGGATGTATTAAAAACAGATGCTCAGTCTAAAATGGCCAAGTGCATGGAACTAATGTTAAAGGACGGTCAAATTGAATGGCAAGGTTCTTTAAGAAAAACTTATGATAAATATTTACATCCAGATGTATTGATCTATAACAACCCTGATATGTGGGAAAAAATGTCAAATGGTTCTATTCAAAATTTATTCCAAATGGATTCTCCAGTAGGAAGTATAGCTATGAAAAAAGCTAAGCCTGTTAATGTAAGACAATTAGCCGAAGTAAATTCAATCATGAGATTGCAATCAGACTCTGGAGAACAACCTATTGATAGATATGTTAGATTTAGAAATGATATTAATCAATGGTATTTAGAAATGGCTGATGAAGGATTAAATCAGAAAGAAGTTAAAATACTTGAGCCTTATTTATTAGAATCTAACGGCGTATCTGGTTCTCAGGAAATTCTAATGCGTTTACTAATGGAGCCTAAAATCTCTGGATTTACTTTAGGAGAAGCAAACGCAGCGAGAAAAGCAATTTCAAAGAAAATAGCTGCTAAAATTGTTCAATTGAAGACAGATTACTTTGAAAAATGTAAGAATTTAGGTACTAGAGAGGTTTTTAGTAATTATGTATGGAAATACTGTATTGAACCTCAATTAGGTTATGCATTCTCACTTAATCATACTTTGCCTTATTCTATAATTGCGGTTCAAGAAGCTAACCTTGCAACTCGTTGGGACCCTTTATATTGGCAATGTGCATGTTTGTGTGTAAATGCTGGTAATTATGTAGGTGATATCGGCGATGATGATGAGGACATAGAAGAAGATTATGTAGAAGAAGAGCCTGTTGCTGAAGACGAGAAAAAGTCTAAAAGAGCTGCTCCTAACTATGGTAAAATTTCTAAGGCAATTTGTGCTTCTCAAAAATCTGGAGTGAATATAGATTTACCAGATATTAACGAAGCTCAAGTAGATTTTATTCCAGATATTAAGAGACAAGCCATTATTTACAGTTTACAGGCTGTCAATGTGGTTAGTGACGAATTACTAGATAAAATAATATCAAATCGACCTTATACATCAGCTAGAGATTTTTATGAAACAGTTGAGCCTACGATAGCTCAAATGATCGGTTTAATCAAAGCAGGAAGTTTTGATAACCTATATAAGATTCCTAGAACTGTTATTATGGAGAAATTTTTAAATTATTTATCAGCAAAAGAAATTAAATTTAAAGATAAAATTACTACTGTTCAATTAAAAAAGGCTTTAACTTTGAATATGACTGAATTAAATGCATATTCAGACTCAATTAGAGCATATAAATATAAAGTTTATTTAGATAAGAATTGTGTAGATACTTCTACTAAGCCTAAACGATATATAATTTCTGAAGAAGCATGTATTAAGTATTTTAATTTATATATTATGGATAAGTTAAATCCTGCAAAAGACGAATATACGTGTTTAGCGGATTCATCAATTGCAATTAAATCCTCTGCTTTAGAAAAGGTTATTAAAGAGTTAATGTCTCCGTTAATGGAGTGGTTAAATTCTGAAGATGGATTAAAATGTTTTACTTCAGCTCTTAGAAAAGAATTTATTGATGAATTAAAAGAGAAGTATTGTCTAGGCTCTCCATCAAAATGGGAAATGGACACTATGGGATTTTATAAAAGTGCTCATGAATTATCAGATGTTAATGAAAATATGTATGGTATCAGAGATTTTAGCACGTTAACTGATAAAGATAAAAATTGTGCTATCGCAGGAACAATCATAGATGTAATTAATGCTAAACATACAATTTCTCTACTTACATTACATGGAGTAGTAGACGTAAAGTTCTACGGAAGCAATTATGTTAAATTTAATCAAAAAATTAGTATAATCGATGAACAAACCAATAAAAAGAAAGTTATCGATGATTCATGGTTTAAAAGAGGTAATAAACTTATCGTCTATGGAAATCGTCGAGAAGACACTTTTGTAGCTAAGACTATTAAAACAAATAATGGTTATTACAGGTTGGTTGGTTTAATTGAACAAGTTAATATTGATGGTTCAATGAATGTGA